CGATTGGATCGTGATGCACTTCATCTACTCTGACATGCGCAAGCCCAGTGTGCGGCAGACGTTGTGCTGCCTGGCTGTTAGGTCTAACGCCTTCTGAGACTTCGCGGAAGTATGGGCGGTTTACCGCATATCCACGTGGGATTCTTAATGCCATAATTAAACTCCGTTAATTATCAATCTACGAAAGCCTGATCGATAGGCTTTTTGAAATTGTCCTGAGTCTTAGAAGGCTTTTTACTTCCAGCTTGGACAGTTGGTTTTGTGTCCACTTGAACAGGTGAGGTCACCTTATCTTGTGCCACAATATCGTTTACATTCTTTGCCTCTAGCTTAGGCTCGACGACCTTGTGGTCGGCTAGTTCTAAAACTAGATCAGCAAGAGAATCTCTTAGTGAGTCAACCGAACGCTTCGACAACTTGTCTGCATAAGCATTAAACTTATCTAGACTGTCTACATCGCTAGCGTCTGGCTTCTTTAGCTGAGTTCTTGCAGAAGCAAGAGCTGTGGCTAGTGTCTTTGACATTTCTATTTGCATGTCCGTCTTGTCCTTAGACAGACGTTCAATTTCAGAAGTTTTTGTCTCTACAACCTTTTCTAGTGTAGTGATCTTTGTAGCGGCTGCCGCTAGTTCCTTCTGCATTCTCTCTCTTTCTTTGGTCAGGGCCTCTAGTGAGGCGGACAAGACAGCTGGATCTAAAGTGCTGTCTGTCACTTTTTCTTCATTGTTATCCATATTAGTCGATTCCTTGAATTTAGACTTATTCGATGTCTTACCAAGATCCAAATTTATATCCTTTTTAGACTTAGCTAGATTACCCTGAGGGACATTGCTTGTCTCTTCAGGTTCTAAATGGTCACTTACAGGACTATCCTTTGGACTGGCCATGTCAATAATTGACTTCTTATTAGCACTGATTGATGTGCCTTTAAGAAGGTTATATTCCCCACTCTCGTCCTGAAGAGAGAAAGCGCGAACCATCGCCTTTTTGCCTCTAGTCATGGACTCTATGAGGATGTTATCCTTTCTTAGCTGTTCATGCTTATTGCAGTCTTCCCACTGGAAGTTGATAAGCTTAGCTGGAGGCTGAGCTGGCATGTTTACAAAGCTTGCCTCATTATATTGCATGTTTCCAGTTATGTAGTAGCACAGCTTACCTTCAGATAGCTCGTTCTCGTCTTGACCGTCCATCTCTTCTCCGCCTGGACCATAGATCTTTCCAGGGGTGTGCTCGCATCTAAATATATTATCGCCACATATTGAGCAAGCTACAGAGTCGGTACTGTGTCCAACTGAAACGCTAAGGTATCTTCCGTCAATAATTTTCTGTATCGATTCTGGATCTGTTATAATGGCATCAATAGTAACTACGCCAGAACCTTTTGATCCTTCTTGCTCTGGCATCTTGTAATCATACTCAAATTCGTTACCAGCTTTTAGCGGGCTAAAGGTAGCTTTTACAATTCTACCTATAGGATCCTGCTCTATAGAGTGGTGACGCAAGACTGGCTTGTCATACTCGGCGTCTCCGCCTGATGACTTACTAAAGAATGTTTTGTAGCCTTTTTGGACTTTTACCCCAGGGTACACTCTTCTGTTTGTAATTACTCCAGAGTGAGTGGCGTCCATCGAGACTTTTAGTCTCGTGTTCTTTCCAGTATTAATAACGCCTATAGCCTGGTTTCTTATACCAATCTCTGTAGGCTGATCAACTAATACAGAATCTATGAATTTAAATGCTTTCACTACTGGGATTCTCCTGAGGGTAATCTTATCTCGCAGTCTACATTTTTTTCCGTAGGTATGAATTCTTTATAGATTACATCCGCTATACTTATTTGCTCGACTACTTCTTTGCTGGTACTATCTACCAATTCAATAAATTTGTAGCCTTTTCTTTTGGCAAATCTTATAAATCCAAACCTGAATGCGGTATCGACTTGATCGGCTATTAAACTCTGTATAGATTTATTGATAGTCTCCATATTTTTGATTACTAGATAAGAACCAGTATTGCCGTCTGAATCTGGAGTCAGTGATTTAATTATAGAAGTCTTGTGTGAGTTTAGTACTTTCCAGTATGATCCAGATATAAAGTTTGTCTTAAATCTGCTTATGGATCTTTCGCCTATCGGCTCAACATCGTCTTGTAAATCTTTATTCACTTCCATGAACTGTTCTCTAGCAACGCTAAATCCAGAATCTATTATATCTAGTAGGTCGTCTGATGTTGAGTTTACACAATCTTTTACGAATGTGCTCATAGCAGTACTTACTGCGTCTTCTATAGATATTTCACTAGAAACAGAAATAGCTAAAATAGACTTCTTTAGATTGTCTAAATGAACTTCAATACCAGACATTAAGTCATTTTTCTTGAACCTGCTTTTTATCTTTGAACCAAACTGGTTTGCAGGCCTAGCTTTATTAGCTACCGAGCTTGTCACGCCTTTGCTAGGAGTAGCTGGGGAAGACTCACCAGCCTTAGCTTTTGCAGCAACCTTAGCAAGTTTTATCTGTCCTTGCAGGGTATACTCTCTTATAGTATCAAGCTTATCCTCGTCCGTCATGGGCGGCATATTTAGGTATTCTCTTCTAAACTCTTCTACTGTTATAGCATTACCCAAAAGCATCTGAAGGCCTTGATTCTGTTGAGCTCTTTCTTCTTCGGCGTTTACCAGAGGGAAAGAGAAGTAGGCCATATTATCAAGATTTACATCAAAGCCGCCTTCTAGAAGTAATGGAATTATAAGAGATTGAGTAAGAATGGCAGATATAGCACTTTGATAGTCTTTAGCTGAATCTTCAAGATTTTGGCTTACTGATGTGGCCGTGCCCTTGTTTGCAGTGTCTCCTCTTCCTAGATCTAGAGGAGATAAGGAAAGACCGCCTAGAACTCTGGCCTCAAAATAGTCCATTAGAGGATATAGATCCAAAGAGGAATTCTGTCTGCTTATCAGTTGTACATCGTGTCTTTCACTTGTTATAATATAACCCTGAGAAGGCATGGAGGACAGCTGATTAACTACGGTATCTACTTCGTTAGATCCGTCTTCGTATATCATAGCGGGCCTATCTGGAGTACCTACCTTATAGTGATAGAGTGGGAAAGCTTCTCTCTCAGCAAGGACTAGGGCTAGCTCTTCTAGCTTTCTTAGAGCTCTTATGTCGTCCAGCACGCCTATGAGGTAAGGAGTTCCGAATGTGAATCCAGTCTTCCTGTCTATTGCAACGTGGATTATGTCCTCTACGTCAAAAAACTTCTGGACTCTTTCGGCTTTGTTGTTATTGTATAGTGCCTGTCTCCACTGGATAGGAGTTCCGTATACGTCAACTTCTACCTCAGTCGTCAGCGGATCCATCACGAATATACCAGCTATTGGGTCTAGCTGCTTACCGTACATTCTGATCCTCTTACCGGACGATCTGCTAGGATCTCTTCTGATAGCCAAATAGCCGTTGTGGTAGGTTACAACGTTTGTAATAAACTCTCTAATCCACGTAAGCGTAGGTATGCCGCTTATCATGGCAATCTCATATAGTCTGTTATTGATATAATCTACAGTCTTCTGATTCTTGCCTTTTATTTCATAGCCATGTTTTAGTATATGGATTCTGTGTTTTTTCACAGAGGCCATTATGTAAGGCTCTACATCTGCGGCTCTAGCTATTTCAGCTAGGTCATAGACAGGAGCAATAAATTTAGTGTTTCTTGTAAAGTTATCTGTATAGCCCCTAGACTCGTAAGTCTTGGTCCTGCCTAAAATTTTCGTTCTTTTTTCTAGTGCTTTCTGTATATTACCAATGGTTGTCTCAGACAACGCTAGCTTAATATCCTTAATGTTCAAGTCAGCCATAATTAAAATGATTGATTTAAGATAGACTTCAGTTTTTCAGCAATCTCATTAAGTGCAGCTTCTGGAACAGGTTCCATGCAGTTTGTACCTTCTTGTCTCTTAGAATTTTGCATGTCAACTATTCCGTACTTAAATTTTAGTCGTTTACTGGTTCTAGACTCTAGGTTAGGAAAGTACTTCTCAATTTCTTGATTAGTTAGTGCTATATTTGGAGCGGGTTTTCCTATAATGTCATAAATTACATCACCTGCTGTCAAGTTAGTTATTTCTACGTCTCTTAGAGGGGGCGTTGTTTCAGTAGAAGCTGTTGCACAACGGTTGGCTACATCTATTCTTGCTGCCATGACGTCGAGCATTCTAGCAATCCCAAGTAAAAACCTTCTGTCGGCAGCTATAGAGAACCCAACGTTGTCTCCCCTTGCATAGTCATTAATTAAGCTGACAATCTCTCTTATCAGGTCTTTTATGATTTTGTAGAGTAGCTGGATAGCATCTATAATTGCCCAGCCTATCGATAACAGGCCGATGCACTGCTCAAAACCTGGGATCTTTATAGTAAAAGTGTCTACAAGTTTTAAAAGAATCTTCTGCATTGCCTCATCCATTTTTGATATAAGCTGGAATATGGCTCCAGTGAGCATGTTTGCTATATAAGCCTTAAGAGTATTAAGGATGTTGGCTATCTCTCCAGATAGATCCATTGCAAGTATTCTAAGGACTGCTGCTATAGTTTTTAGTAGTTGAGTATCTTTTATAGCGCCGAATAGTGACACTAAACAACATAGATCCTGGTCACTTAGTTGATACATAAATGCATTTATTATATCATCATACATTGTATTGCTTTTTTCTCTTAGAGCTCTTGTAGCTCCAGCCAAACCTATAGAGATATCAAGCTTGAATTCAGGTACTGATCTTTCCCTAACATAATTATTGGTTATAATAGGCTGCTCCCCACCCTGCCTTATCTCAGAAAATTTCTTAGAGTAGGTGTCTGCAATATCGATAGCTCCCTTTAGTAATAACTGATTTTGAGCAACTTGCATGTATGCGACCCAGTGGTCTATAGTAAGATAACCACCTGGTTCTGTTAGGCCACCGTATCTGTTGTAGTATTCAGAGACATAGTCTATTATTTTCTTGTGATCATTCTGTTTCATAGACATAGCAAGTTCTTCTGGATCTATTCCAGCTTCTTTTATAGCATTAGCTCTAGCTTCTGCACTATTCGATAAATCATTTACAACTTGTTCGGCATTTGGTATAGTTACTTTTAAGGTTTTGAGGAGTTCTATTATTTTTACTACTTTTATGCCTAGCTCAAGTAGGATAGCTAAGCCTGCTATTACTTTTACAAAGTGAACGCTCTTTGCGGCAGACTCTTCTCCTGATAAAGCTGCGAATACATCAGACATAAATGGAGCAAGAGCTAGAACGCCTAGTAGGGCTCCAGCTGCGCCATCACCTCCGAAGAAGTCTCTAAGTATGCCTTTATTCTCAGACACATTTGTAGACTGGGAGGCTAGCTCAGCTTGACCCGCACCAGTGATAGGTATGTCAGTGTTAAAGTATCTTCTTCTTACCTTCCACTTTGAGTCATAGATATAATCTACAGAACGCTGAAACATTGAGTAGGTTATTATTGTTCCATTCTTAGATTCTGCTTCTGCTAATCTTTTTGCAGCTGCTGCAGTCTCACTTGCTTGCGCTTCTATAGGTATCGACTGAGCTGGATCCATTCCAGCCAAGCCCTTCTTCAGGACCCTACCTTTTAGGTATGTGGAAGCTACCTTTCTAAATAGTTCATCAGTCTCTAAATCTCTTTGATTCCTGACAGGAGGTTTATTATCTATAAGAGGACTATTAACTATATTTTCTTCTACTAGTTTTCTAGGCTTGCTAGGCTCAGGAATTCCGTTGTATCCAATTTTTTGAGGCATTAGAAACTCCTGCGCTTTGATCCACCTAAAGATCTTGAGCTATTATTTTTAAATCCCATTGGGCGTCCTATATTGTTTCCATACTTTCTACTAGATACATCTAAGTCTCTAACTCCTACAGGCTTACTTGATGTGTTCGCTTTTCCGGTAGTCATCTCAAGTCTATATTTTCTAGCGTCCTCCAGCCTTTCTTTTTCAGTGCTGGTAAATTCTGGGGCACTAGTGCTTGAGACAGGAACGCCTATCATTCTAGTAGAATACTCTATTTCTTTTAGGTCTCCTTCCTCTAGGACAAAGCATGCACAGGCAATCATAAATGCAGTAAGTGTGTGGTCTTCTCCCTGCGAGAATCTTGCTAATCCATATATAGAATAGTTTTCTACTCTATAGTTTCTCATCTGCTGGATAAGGCCCATTTGCTTGTTGTCTACACTAGAAATAGTATCTTCTGATTTAGGTAATATAATTGCTCCATCTTCTAGGAGCTTTACAGTTTGTTGAACTATAAACTGCTTAGCAAACTTCTTAACCGGCTTAGCCGTTATAGGATCTAGAATTTCAACATTCTGATTCATGTGCAGAGCTTGTGTAATCTCAGCTAGTCTTGTAGCTGGATTTTTCTGTCCATGCTTTTTAATCATTTCAATCTGAGCAGTACCATAGCCTGCGTCAGCAAATATATGTCTAAAGTTCCATATGGAATGTAGTCTAATAATTTCATTTACCGACTCAGTCTGCATGTACTCGGATTCTGGAACTATAATTTTGTTTACTAGTTTTAGTCTAGAATTATCCCACTCCATTATAACCATGTGGGTTCCAGCACTCTTATTCCAGTCTATTCCTAGTATGTGCTTCTTTCCTGGTTCTGGAGTGTCTGAATAGTTGTAAACTTGGATACTCTTGTCTATATGCTTTCTTTTAAATACACCATCCTCTAGATCTCCGAAGTCCGCAAGGAACTCGTGAGTAAACGCCGCTTCACTATAAGAGTTCTTAAAGTAGTCTTCTTGCTGAACAGTCCAGCTAGGATTTTCTGCAGATATAAACCAAAATTCTTTATAGCCAATATCTTTGTTTACTACATAACTAAAGAACTTCTTTCTCCAGCCTTGAGGAGTTGAGGCAGCTATAATTCTTGCTTCAGGGTGAGATGCTAAGATAGCCATAATAGCATCCACGTCTTTTTCTTTTATAAAGTCTAATTCGTCAATGATTATAAGGTGTGCGTCTTGACCTCTAATCTTATCTGCACCATTTGAGCTTGCAGGGCCAGCTGAGAAGCCTAAAGCCTTAGATCCATTCTTTAGTTCTATAAGGTTAGGTCCTTTTGTAGATCTAGCTATTGAGTTAGTAATGTTCTGACTCTTCTTTATAAACTTTCTCATTTCGTCAAAGAATCTACTAACTAGTCTTTCGCTAGGAGCTATGACAAGTACAGTGTGATGATCGTTTGTGCATATCTCAAATAGAATCTCTATGACCATCGCCTCCGACTTACCAGAACGTCTTCCACCTCTGACTAGCTTCTTGTCAGAAGTGCAAGAAAGTATTCTCTCCTGGTACCATCTTGGCTCCCACTCAAACTCTGCGTAGGCCCAACTAATAGGATCAGATATAATCTTTGCCAGCTCGTACTCGTCGTTATCCCTGAAGTCAGCTGGATTTAATGATTCTGCAATGCCAGATATGTGCCTTTTGCAGTTTGGCGGGAATGGGTTTTTAGTCAAACCCGCCTTGTACAATCCTTCGTAATAGCTTATACAGTTACCACACAGGTCCCCAGGGGGTGGGCCTTTAAGTGGCGCAAAGTTCCTTGCCTTATAATCAATTTCAGGTATGTATTGTACTTCTGACATTTACTTATCTATAACTTTTACAGGTTTAGTCTGAGTCCAGGATCCACAATCCTTGCAGCAGATTCTGTGGAACTTGTTAAACTTTGTATAGTTGTATCCCCTCTTCTGTACATTGTCTGAGCCACAGCAGTGGCAGACATCAATAGCTTCTTCTGTAACTCTAGGATGGGATTTTGACCATGGGCGCAACTTCATGTAAACTTTTTCTAGAAGTAGCACATCTTGCTTGTTATACTTTTTCATTTTCTTCCAGGCAGACTCTTTTCCCTGCATACACTCTTGCCAGAGCTTAAAGCCGCCTGTACTGACTTTCTCTCCGACTCCTAGTGCCTTGCCTAAATCATCTAGCCTATTGCTGTCGAATGCAAAATGCTTTCTTGCAATCTTTAGAGTGTCTACTGTTTTATAGGGACTAGGTGGCGTAAGTCCGTGTACAAGGAATCTGGCATTAGTTTTCTTTATATCAAACTTGTCGCCATTGTGGGCAATTATAACATCTGCCTCATCCATAAGTTCCCAAAGCTTTTTGATCAGGAGCTTATCGTTTTCTTTGTTCTTTTGGTACCCTGGGAAGTCTGCTAGAGAATAGCTAATAATTTTGTTAGAGTCTAGCCACTTAGCGGCAAAAGAAAGCATGTACCAATGTTTTTCAAAACTTATAACATTCTGTTCAAACTTGCCCCATACCCATCCTAATGATGGTGCAGTTTCTATGTCAAATATTAAGACCTTTAGGTTTTTTTCGCTCATTTGGGAATCTCGGGAAGGCGATTATTATATTTTACGTTCCTAAGATTACCTGTGCATAAATTGAGCTTCGTTGCCTATAACATTTCTGGTAGTCATCATAGAATTGTGAATTG